AGTTCCTTCACGTCTGTGAACGCACGCCAGTCAATTTGTTCTTCGGCTTCGCGGGTGTGTTCGTAAATCTCGCTGAGGTATTCGATCAGATACCAGAGCATGCCGTCGTGCGCCTGTTGACGTGTTGCACCGAGAATGGGCGCAGACCATGCCTCCAAATAATCGTCGCTGACTGTGATCGTCCACACGTGGACGTTGATGTGTTGTTCTTTGCTCATGTGTTCCTCCTATGTGAGCGTGCGTAAGATGTTCTCGGCTTCGTCACGTGTGCGACACGTGAACTCGATGTAGCCGTCGAGGATGTTGCGGATCGCGTAGCCACGCTTGTGCGGGATGATTTGGTATTTCATGGCTCAGTCCTCCGCGCGTTGGCTGTTGATGGTGTCCGCCCATTGCGCGGCGTCCTTGCCACACACGAGCCAGATGGCGTCGTAGCCGAGGTCAGACGCTGTTGCGTCTGCGGCTTCGTAGTCGCCGTGGTCGCCAAGGATGGCGAGCGTCCCGTCTGCGAGAAGCGCAAACCATGTGCGTTCAAAATCCTGCATGGCTCAGTCCCTCCATGGCATGAGGATGCACTCGCCATGGATGCGTTCGCCCGTGTAGGTGACGAACGTCTCTCCGCACCCGCTGACCCAGTTGATCAGCACCCATGCGAAGAAGAAGGCGAAGATGGTCATGCCTGCGAGTGAGGCGATGATTTCGACGATGCGAACGCGTGTGGCGTTGTCGTCGTAGCGGCGGCGTCGTGTTCGTGTTTGCATGTGCGTGTCTCCTTTTGATGGCACAAAAAAAAGCCCCACACGCGTGAGCGTGTGAGGCTTGATCAGGTGTGTGTATGCGTTAGCCGCGAGCGCGAGCGAAGGCGTTCAGGAATGCGGCTTGAGCCGTCTCGTCCATGCTCGCGAGTGCTTGCGCAAGCGCGTTGATGTCGGGTGCGGCGTCCTGCTTCGCAGGTGCGGCCTTGGCCTTCGACTTGGCCTTCGCAGGCGTAGCCTTCGGCTTGGCAGGCGCGTTAGCGGCCTTGACTGCGGCCCAAGCCTCGCGCTTGGCTTCGCCAACAGCCGCGTATGCCTGCACACGTGCGAGGTCGTTCGCGTCGATGGCTGAAAGCAGGTTGCCCCAACGGACGCGCTTGGACGTGGATGCGCACGCGGCGACGTAGTCGCGCACGGTGGTTTTCGCTTTCGCGGACTTGGCCGCAAGGAACTTGGCGGCGGCTTCGCGGGCAGACATGCGTGTGGTTGCGTTGGTCATGGTGAGTTCTCCTCGTGTGCGCAAGGGTGAAACCCAGCGTGCGCCGCGCACTGCGCAAACGCCGAGCAGGGCAAGCCGAGCGACTTGCCTCGCCCTATAACTACCTTCGGTATTGCACACGTGCGTGTATGCGGGACGACGCCAAAACCGCCTCTGCTGTAACCTGTTGAAATGATTGACAATGGGGTTTCTAACCCCATTGTTCGCAAGCGAACGAGGGCATGCGTGGGAATTTTCGCGTACACACGAGGCCAAAACACCCCTACATGGGGTGGAAAAACCCTGCAAAATCAGTCGGTTGCGGCACTCTGTGCCGTGTGTGTGTCACAGACGTCCCTACGCATGTGGGGGGCGGGGGGGTGATCCGCCGCCGGGTCGCGCGCGTTGTATGTCACCTCCCCTACCGCTCAAGAAATCGGAGCAAAAAATGAAAACGTCCGAGGAAGAACGTCTAACAAGGACTACAAAGCGGTGCCAAACGTGCGAAAAAGAATACACAACCAAGCCCAGCAAGCTGGAGCGAAGCAGTTTTTGCTCCATGAAGTGCAGAAAGACAGCGAGTGAAGTGAAAAAGATGAAGGCAGTTATGGCAAACGCAGGAAAGATGGAACTAACTCCCGCGCAATCAGCACAAATCCGTGGCCAAATCGCCAATTATGTAAAAGACCAGATCACAATCGCCAATGAAGTCGTCATGAACGGCAAAGATTGGACGCCAACGCAAGCTCGTGTGTTTGGTATGCTACTAAACAAGGTCGTTCCCGACCTGAACGCCTCATATGTGCAACATGAACACCAAGTTAAGAACCTAACAGAGATGACACGCGAAGAACTGGAGGCCATTGCCTCTGGCGCAAAGGTTATAGAAGGGGAGTACACCGAAGATGCTGATTAAGAACCAACAGAAGGACGCAATCCCGTCCACACTCAACCTCGCAGAGTTTGCTCAAGCCATGAAGCAGGTCGATCTGTCCGCAGTCCCCAAAGAGAAGCGCAGTGCCGCCATCTTTGACCACTTCATGACGGTCATGGCCAACAATGTGACGGACACAGAGACCAAATACGAAATCCTGATGAGCCAGCACCTGCGTAGAAAGAATGTCTAACCCAACACCCCGCGAAGTTGCCCGTTATCTTCTTCGTCTGCGCGACGCATCCGAGAGTTTCGAGGGCTTCGTAAAGCTCATGTACCCCGACTGGGAACTTGCCGACTTCCAACTGGAACTGATCAACGCTCTCGACCAGCTTGAGCGCGGCACCCTTGGCTGTAACAATCTCCTGATCACAATGCCGCCTCGACACGCCAAGTCCACCTTCGGCACAGTCCTCTTCCCATCCTATTTCATGGCGAAAAACCCAAACCGCTACGTGATGTCCTGCTCATACAACAGCCAACTCGCCACAGACTTCGGCAGACAAATTCGTGCGGTCGTAGAAGACAAGACAATCCCGCAAGCCTTCCCAGACTTCCACCTTTCCACAGACAGCCGCGCCGCAGACGTCTGGCGTACAGAGGAAGGCGGCGCATATTTCGCAGTTGGTATCGGCGGCACTACATCTGGCCGTCCCGCAAACCTCCTCCTCGTCGACGACCCTATCAAAGCTCGCGAAGACGCAGAAAGCATGACCCAGCGCAACAAGACGTGGAACTATTACACCTCCGCTCTCGCCACGCGTCTTCAGCCAGAGGCAGACGGCACGCCTCCAAAACAAATCGTGATCCTCACACGCTGGCACCCAGACGATCTTGCTGGCAGACTACAGGGGACAGAGGATTGGGCAGAGGGCCGATGGAAACACATCAACTTCCCCGCGATAAAAACCATAACAACAGGAAAGATTTCACGCCGCCACCTGCCAGAAGACGACCCCCTATACGTCAGCGCAGGCGAGCTACCAAATCTGTCGCCCGGTAAACGATACACCGAGAAAACAGAGGAAGCTCCGCTGTGGCCAGCACGCTTCCCGCTCGAAGACCTCAAACGCCGCCAACGCCTCAACCCGCGCGAGTTCGCATCCCTCTATCAGCAACAGCCGTACATCGAGGGCGGTAACATCATCAAGACGGAGTGGTGGCAAAAGTATCCAGCCGACCTCTCGCCCGAAAACTTTACAACGCTGATCATCGCAGTCGACACAGCCTTCAAGAAAACAGAGACAGCCGACTTCTCCGTGGCCGTCACTGCTGGCATGGACAGGAACGGCGACATCTACATCGTCGACATTCTACGCGGCAAGTACGACTTCCCAGAACTCAAGCAACGCTTGATCCGCCTCAATACCAAATGGCGCGGACGTGGCCTCCGCGCCATGTACATCGAAGACAAAGCATCAGGCCAATCACTCATCCAAGAACTCAAGCGCGAAAGTGGGATGGCGATCATCCCCTACAAAGTCGTCCACGATAAAGTGGCACGCGTGAACGCCATCCTCCCAATCGTCGAGGGCGGCAGAGTATATCTGCCAGAACAGTCAGACTGGCTGGACGACTTCATAGATGAGTGCGTAACATTTCCGGGCGGCAACCACGACGACCAAGTCGACGCCGCAACAATGGCTATCGACGTCCTCTCGCGAACGTCTGTCAGCCCAGAAGCGTGGTCACTGCATTCAGATGCAAGCCAATCCCTTAACAACCAAGACATTACCGCCTTCGGTAAGTCACTCAAAACGCGCGTTGGATCAGCCCTTCCCAAATGGACAGGATGGGGTTTGTAAGGGACGACCAACGCCATTGACAAAGGTATTCTCGAACCATGAGTGTAAATGGCCCCAAGACACGTACCACTATCGCATCAGGCTCTGGCTATCGCAGTGCAGATTACACTGCTGGCCCGAACGAAGGTGTAGTCGTCGATCTCTCTGAGTTCGCCGAACAGCTAGTCGCGTATGAAGACATCTCGCATCTCCTGACCGACGAGCAGGAACGCCGCATCGTGGACTACGTGAAGTCTATGGTCGACATGTCCTACTTCAAGATCAGGAAACGCTATGACCACTGGAAAGAAGCCGACCGCGCCCACGACGTCTACGTCCGACCAGACGCGACAGACTTCAGAGAAAAAGCGGTCATCGCAGACACGCGAGCAATCGCGGACACAGTCCTTACCTACCTTATGGCCGCACTTTCTGGCCGTAACCCCATGTTCCAACTGGAAGGACTTAACCGTAAATCCCGTCAATCAAGCCTTATACTGGAACGTGTTCTTCACCAGCAAATGCGCCGAACAGCAGGCGAAGCTCGCCTTGCACAGCTATTACTGGACAGCATACGCTATGGCTTCGCTCCGACGAAGATCGTCTGGGACGCCAAGTCAAACCAGAACCAAGTCGTAAACTTCGACCCACGCCGTTGCTTCCCTGACCCCCGCGTAAACTGGGGCGACTGGGACAACATGCAGTACATCGTTTTCTCAGACTACGTGTCGTACAACAGCATTTTGTACAGCGGCATGTATCCTAAACTGAAAAAGTTCCCCGCTCTGCGCCACAAAATATCCCCGCCACGCAATGCGTGGAACGCACACCAGTGGCACAGAGAAGAAGGGCGTGGTCTTTCAATAGACCCCGCCCAACCAAATCAGCGTGAACGCTTTGACCACGCGTACTTCACACTCGGCGACGCACGCGTCATCGACGAAGCGTGGGTACGTCTGTCAGGTCACGAGATCAACATTCCGACCATCGACCAAATCTTCCTTGTCGTAACAATCCTCGACGAGAATGTGGTCATCCGCTTCCAACTGAACCCATACGGTCAGCAGTTCCCAGCGGTAATCGGCGGTCTGTACCAAGACAGCCACAAAACTTATGGCCAGTCGCTCTACGATCTCATCTTGCCGATGCACGACATCGCAACCTATTTGATGCGCTCACGTATCGACAACATTAGCGCGGCTCTCAACAACCTAATCTTCGTTGACCCAACCCAAGTCAGCGTACCAGACTTGATCGACCGCAACCCATGGGGCGTCGTCCGCACTCTACCCGGCTCGAAGCCGGGTGACGGCGTCTTTATCGCACAAGTGCCAGACGTAACGCGTGGTCACTTCAACGACATTGGTGCAATGTCCGAACTTAAACAGCGCGTCAGCGCGGCTTCGGACGCACAGCAAGGTATGCCGACATCAGACGGTATCCGCACAGCCACTGAAATCCAACGCTTAACACAACTCGGATCACAGCGTCTTGGCGTCCTTGCTCGTGTCATGTCTGCAACCACAATCCGACCAATGGTCAGGATGATGGTCGCGAACATCCAAGACAGCCTTTCGATGGAAGGCTCAATCAAGATCGACCAGCAGAACATGCCGAACCAACTGTCTGGCCTCGTCGAAGACGGCTATCTCGACTACGACGTGCGCAAAGACTTGCAGGGCGACATTGACTACCTAGTGATCGACGGCACCCTGCCGCTCGAACCAACACGCAACGCCGAGACTTGGATGAACATGCTTCAGATCATGTCTCAAA